AGATCTATCCGATGTCCAAGGTGTAAGTCAAAAAATAAGTCTGGATGATTTCACCTCTAAGTTAGACTCGCTCAATGGAAAAAAGACCTTGCCTGGGCATGAGTGCGCGATGGGTAAATTGATGAGAGAGTTACCTGAATCCTTCTCGTCAAAACTAATGGAAACTCTTAAGAATCCCTCAATTGAAGGAACCGCAATAACAAAGGTTCTGGCTGACTTTGGGTTCGAGATGAGTTCGAATGTAGTTCGCCGTCACCGCCGTAGGTTGCAAGGCTTAGACGGATGCAAGTGTGAAAAATGAATTTAGATGATGCTCTTGAGAACTTATTAAAAACAACAGAAAACAATACAACTCAACCTATGGAGTCGCGCAAAAGAAGCGCTGAATGGACTCCTGGGGTTTCATGGGATGGTAATGAAGGCGTAGTAACTACAGAACCAATGGTGGGCGATGCTCACCCAGATTGGTCAGGAGTTCTTCGTATCTGGGGTCTCGACCCCGACAACTTCGCTGTTGTCGAGCCTGTTCTGTTTAATGTGTGGGGGAACGCCGAAGGTGCGCTCAACCGCCAATGGAAAGGAAAGGTCGTTCGTAAAGGGGCTAAAGAACGCGCCGATATAGACCATTTGATTCAAGAGATACGAAAGCATAAGCCCAGAGAAAGAAAGCCACTTATTGAAGGTAGCGCCAGTTTAGTTGTAGTCGCCGCAGATTGGCAGGTCGGAAAGAAAGATGGAGATGGGCTTAAAGGTTTAGTTGGTCGCTGGCTCCAAGCCATTGATGATGTTGAAGCCCGATACAAAGAGTTGAAAAAGATGGGCAGACCTATTGAGTCCATAACTGTCCTTTGCCTCGGCGATTTAGTTGAAGGTTGTGATGGACATTATGACATCCAGACTTTTACGGTGGAAGTTGATAGACGAGACCAAGTAAAGATTGCTCGCCGTCTACTTCGTGATGCTCTAATCCGCTGGTCTAAGTTCGCTCCTGAAATCACAGTTGCGGCGATTGGCGGAAACCATGGCGAGAACCGTAAGAACGGAAAAGCCTTCACGACCCTTAACGATAATGATGATGTAGCCCTAGTTGAGTCCGTGGCGGAAATCTTCCAAGCGAACCCAGAGGCTTACGGGCATATCAAGTTCGCAATCCCTACAGATTCTTTATCGCTGACAGTTGAAGTGGGAACAAAAATTATTGGAATTACTCACGGACATCTGGCTCGCGCTGGAGCAGGAGTTGAAGCCAAACTCCGCCGATGGATTGCTGACCAGACACTCGGGCGCAACAAAATTGGAGATTGCGATATTTTAGTGACTGGTCATTATCATTCACTCAAGATGGCAGATTGGGGTGGAGTTAAATGGCTCCAAGCCCCCGCGTTGGATGGAGGAAGCGTATGGTGGAGTCAATCAACGGGAGAAACTGCGGATGTGGGAGTTCTGACCTTTGTTGTGTCGGAGCGGGGGATAACAGACCTCCAACTGCTTCAATGAATGACCCTAGAGACTTAGCCCTATATGCGGCTGAACTCGTCTCTGGTGACCGTCAGGAGGCTTACGGACACCCTTTAGATAACTTTACTCGGGCGGCGCAAATTTGGAGCGCTATCCTCGGGATAGAGGTCACAGCCGAGCAGGTAAGTCTGTGCATGGTGGGAGTCAAGATTGCCCGAGAAGCCCATATCACCAAGCCCGATACGGTGGTAGATGGCATCGGATACTTCCTGACTTTAGCGATGATTCGAGAAGAACGCGCTCGCAGAGAGTCTTGATTATCTAACCCCAGTTTGGTATACTTATGTTGTCGGAAGGAGACAGCATGAGAGAGTTCAGAATCTCTGAAGTCAATGTTGATAAGACTCTTATTAGAGCGCAAAAGATTGCTCAACGCGGTCAAAAGCAAGGGTTATCTGGCGGTTTCAAAGTCAGCATCCAAGAGCGCGTTGAAGAAATCAAGGGCGTTGAGTTCCAGTATCAGGTCTTAGTGATTGAAGGCGAGCCACTCAAGTATCAGGGCTGGGAATTCGTAGGCGTGGCTGAGTTTATTGAGGAACAAATCATCCTTCACGGCATCTCCGAGGAAATATCAATTCAAGCATCCGATGTCAAAAAAGGATATTGCGACCATTGCCAGAAGGTTCGTAACCGTGGCAAGGTCATCTTCGTCAAAAACGAAGAAGGAAAGTTGAGTCAGGTCGGCTCAAGTTGCGTTAAGGACTTTATCGGCTGGACTTTTTATGCAAGCGCTTTAGTCACAGAGCAAGACTTCGAAGATGAGTTCGGTGGCTATTCAGGTGGTTACATCTCAGCAATCAGCACAGAGGCAATCATCGCTCACGCTGTCTTAGCGGTTAAGAAGTTAGGTTATGTGAAGGCATCTGAAGGAGTCTCAACAAAGGATTTAGTCTGGGGCGTTCTTAAGAACATTCGCCAATACAACGAAATCTGGGCAAAAAATGAAATCGGTGAGGCTGGAGAGGCTGAGTACGAAAAGGCTCGCCAACTTATCGAGTGGGGCAAGAACTTCGAAGGTGACAGTTCATACGCCCAAAATGTGCGCTCCGTCTGCCAGTTAGGATTCCAGAAGGATTCAACAGTCGGCATTGCGGTTAGCATCGTCAAGGCTGAATCAAATCAGCGTGAGAAGGCAGTCGTAGAAAAGGTCGAATTCAAGAAGGAGCAGTTCGCTGAGACAGGCTCCAAGATTGAGGTTGAAGTTACCGTGGCTGGCTCCAATACTTTCGAAACACAATACGGCTGGACAACATTGTTCACTTTTGTAAACGAGGGTGGCTACCAGTTCAAGTGGTTCTCATCCAGCGGTGGTAATGTTGAAATTGGCGATAAGGTCAAAATCAAGGGAACAGTCAAGGGTTCAGATGAGTACAAGGATGTTTATTCAACAGTTCTTACTCGTTGCAAGTTCATCTGAAAACCCATACGGTACACTTTCCTTAATGTGCGCTAGTCGCCCGAGTTAGTCGTCTTACCTCCGTGTCCGTGTGACCTTAGACGGTGTACTTGGGCTACCCATGCGCCGTCAAGGAGGAATAAATGGCTAAGTACCGCGTACTTCAGGGTATTGATTACCCACCAAACAAACGCGCCGAAATTGGCGATGTTGTAGAAGATTTGCCAGCCACATCAATCAAGTGGCTACTTGAGTCTGGCGCTATTGAGGATTCCTCTAAGCCAGCAACTAAAGTTGAAGAAAAAAAGACTGAACCAATTGTTGAGCCAGTAATCGAGGCTCCAGTTGAGGCTGTCAAAGAAGAAGATGGATTTGACCCAGATGCCACAGATGGCGATGGCGATGGTTTTCTTCAAGATGGAACAATTCACCAGCGCCCAGTTGAGGAGAAATAATGCCTACATTTCGTCACGGTAAAAATGTACAAGTTTTCGTAGATGAGTTTGATTTCTCATCTTATTTTAATGATGTAAGCGCATCAACAACAGTTGAGACAGCCGAGACAAGCACCTTTGGCTCAAGCGCCAAGGAGTACATCTCAGGTCTAAAAGATGGAACGGTATCGCTTTCAGGTATGTTCGAAGGAACTGAAGATACAGGTACCGATGATTATTTTGCAACAGTTCTTGGTGGAGCAACAAAGGAAAAAGTAATTGTTGCAACCGAAGGTCATGCTAACGGCGCTCGCGCCGTGATGCTTGAGTCCGATGCCACTTCATACGAGGTATCAGGAGCAATCGCAGATGTTGTTCAGGCAAGTGCTGAGTTCCAGTCATCTAATGGTGTAGAACACGGGGTCATCTTGTCCTCTGGTTCAGCCGTTACTGCAACTGGAAACGGAACAGGCGTGGACAATGGCGCTTCATCAGCCAATGGTGGAGTTGCATATCTTTCCGTTCCGACTAATACTCGAAATGGAAATATCACAGTAAAAGTTCAGCAGTCAGCCGACAACTCAACTTTTGCAGACTTGGTGACATTCACCGCAGTCACATCAACTCAGAAGATTTCTTACCGAGTTGAAGTTGCGGCTGGAACATCAGTAGCAAGATACCTGCGCGTGAACTACACGGTTGCAGGTTCCACAGGTAGCGCCACCCCAATCGTGGCTTTTTCAAGGAGATAATAAATGCCTACATTTCGTCATGGTAAGTCCACCTCATTCAAGGTAGACAATGCGGCTGGCACACTTACCAACATTTCAGACACACTTACAGATGTTTCATTCCCTCAGACAGTTGAGACCGCTGAAACAACTTCATTCGGTTCAAGCGCAAAGACCTACATTGTCGGTCTGTCAGATTCAACCGTTTCAGTATCAGGAAACTTTGATGCAACAGTTGATACTCACCTAGCGGCTGTCTTAGGACAAGCGGCAACACTTTCATTTGAGTACGGTCCAGAAGGTACAGCCAACGGCTCAACTAAGTACACAGGTGAGTGCATTATGACTTCTTACGAGAAGTCTGGCGCTGTTGGAGATGTCGTGACATACTCAGCAGAGTTCCAAGTAACAGGCGCGGTAACACGCGGTACATTCTCAGCATAATTAAATAGCAGTACAACTTAATAAGTCGTGACCAACCTAGTGTCCAAGGAGAAATAAATGAGTCTCAAAGAAACAATCTTTAGTGCCAATGACATCACAAAGGAACTTGTAGAAGTTCCAGAGTGGGGAGTAGAAGTAGAAATTCGCTCCATGACAGCGGCGGAACGCGCCAAGTTGGGTGAAGGCGCATCTAAGGGCGACAAAACAGATGTCGGTCTTATGTACGCCATGACAGTTATCGCAACTGTCTATGACCCAGCAACAGGTCTACCTGTCTTTACAGACCAAGATAAAGAGTCCATCCTTTCTAAGAATGGCGCAGTAGTTGAGCGCCTTGCTACAAAGGCACTTGGCTCATCTGGTCTTACAGCAGAGGCGGTAGACGAAGCACAGGCACGATTTCCTAAAGAATCCTGAGCGTAGATTTCTTTTCGAATTAGCAGAAAAGTTGGG